CAAGCGCATCACTAACACGGGCCAATTTTCACCCATGTTCGTTCAGGCACTGGCGGCTAGAATGGCGGCTGAACTGGCCATCCCCCTTTCTGAGAACGCCCAGCTCCAAGGAACAATGTGGCAGCTCTACGGCACTAAGCTGGCAGAGGCTGCTGCGCGTGACGGGCAGCAGGGTAGCAACGAGTATATCACCCAGCGTCGCCTGACAGGAGTGCGGGGGGCGTGAATGCTGTGCAGGTAAAACGCGCCGCCATTCTAGAGTTGGAAGATGCCATGCGTGGGGTTGATAACGACTTCGAAGCTGACTCGCGTCACTATTTCGGTCACCAAACTTACGTGCGTGAGATGCGTTTAACCGCAGGGGGTGTTATTGTAGGTAAGCTGCACCGCTACCCCTGTGTAAATATATTATCGAGGGGGTGCGTTCGGGTAGAGGGTGAGTTTGAGTCCGCTACTTACGAAGCGCCCTACACGTGGGTAAGTTGTGCTGGCACTAAGCGGGCGGTTATTGCGTTAGACGACGTGGTTTGGTCAACCGTACACCAGAACCCGACAGGAACAGAAGACCTGACCGAACTAGAGCGCTATTTAATAGCCGATAGCTACGAGGCACTGGAGGCGACATGAGTTGGGTAAGCGTAGGCATCGCTGCCGCAAGTATCGGTAGCAGTATCATTGGGGGCAACTCCCAGAAGAAGGCAGCGCAGAAGGCCGCGAAGCAGCAGGCTAAACTCACCTACGCACAGCGGCAGGAAGAGATGCGTCAGATGCGCCGTTCTGCGGAGTATGATAAAGGGGCGGGCAAGGCTGCAATAGGGGCCTCTAACATACAGTTTACCGGCTCGTCCAAGCGATACCTCCAAGGCATGGACATGGAGAACATGCGGGAGATAGCGTACGCCAGAAACGCCGCAGAAAAAGAGCGTGAGGCTATCAAGGCCGGCGCTGCGGGTGCTGGTGCTGGGCTGTTCGCACAAGCTGCAGGGGACGCTCTAGGGTTAGCGGCCAGCATGTACGCAAACCGCGCTCAGCCCACCGTGTCTGATCACTACAGCATCGACCAGAACCCTTTGTCTAACTATTCTAATGACTTAACGATAAAGGCGAACACTGATGGCTAAACTACCTGAGATCCGCCACCGCCGTAACGTCCCCACCCTGCACTCTGCGCGCAAAGCAGCACTGCCGGGAAAGATGGAAGAGACCCAACTGAAGGTAGGCGTGGTGCGAGAGGCGTCGCGTGTGTTGGATGAGGCGTTTGAGTCGGAGGCCAAACTGGACGCCAATAGGAGGTCTAATGAGGCCATACGAGGCTACCAAGAAGGGTTGCAACACCTGACGCAAAACTACCACAGCGACCCAGACTCGTCGCCCGAACAGTACGCAACTGACATTGACAATCTGCGTGAGCGGACGTTTAACAACGCCAGTTCGGGTGCGGGGGGCAGAGCCCAGAAGTATTTAAGGCCGGAGCTCGACAACATGAAGACCCGCATCCGACCGGAGGAGATGCGTCTAATACAAGGTGCCGTTGAGTCTAAGCAGCTAATGCACATACAGGATCAGTTCAAGGCAGGGCGTGAGGCTATCACCATGAACGCCAGCGGCGTCTATGACGAGATTGACGCCTACGCTGAGCAAGTGAACGCGTCTTCATTAGACGCGGACAAGAAGCGCGAGATGATCGACAACGCTAAAGTCTCACTGTCTGACCAAGCGATAGCAGGTTTCGGACGTGAAAAAAACCTGACAGGGTTAAACGCCTTCCTAGAGAGTGACATCTTTAACAGCCTGACACTGGACCAGCAAGAGGGCGTGCGCAAAGACGTGCGCACGCTGTCTACAGAGATATTGACTGATAATATGGAAGAGCACCGCATCGCGTTGATGGCAGGCGAGGTCTCTATCGAGCAGGCGATGCGTCAGGTGACCGACGACCAAGAGCGCATGCCGGGGTATACCGAGGCTCAGCAGGCGCAGTTAAACGACGAACTACTAACACAGGTGACGGGCGACTACTTTGTCGGCCTCATCAACCGCAAAGAGTTCAACACTGCGCTAACGGAACTGAAGAACCCCAAGCTGCGGGAACATCTAGACCCTGACCAGTACGCCAAGTTCTTGAAGGCGGCGACCGATGTCAAGGCCGCCACGAGCAACATGTTCCTGACCGAACTAGGTAACAATGTAGCCAGCGAGATAGGAAGGCTGGGAGCAGGGCTCCCCGCTAACCCTGACATCCGCACCGAGGTGGCCGCCGCTGCTGCGTCGGCGGCGACAGAATCTGAGAAGTACCGCGTGGCGCAAATGCAGGGGCAGTTAGATATCTGGGAGGAGCCCTCGCAGGAGATAGCCGCAGCACCCACCATGACTAACGACCAGCTCATGGATTTGACCGACACCGCGCAGGAACGGACGAAAGAATACGCCGGCGATAACTGGAAGGTGCAAGCGACCGCCGACAACTTGGTTATAGACACCGCGTCACGACACCTAGCCGCGCGTAGTAAAGACTCCAATACCTATGCGGCTAACTTCGACGAAAACACAAAAGCGAGTTGGGAGAAGTTCAAGACAACCACCGACGCTATGTTTGCAGACCCCAATGATGAGACGACATCAGCGGCGGCGGTGCAGTACCAGCTACTACGCAAGGACATAAGCACCGCCGTGGTCGGCTACGGTTTTTCCGAACCTGTAGCCGGCGTCCCTGCAGACCCAGAGTTCGTAACGCGTTTAACCAGCCTGTTAGACTCCGATATGCGGGCGGACCAGACCGCAGGTGTGGAGTTAATACGCCGCGTCTTCGGTGACGACGCAATGGACATCGCCAACCAGATGTCAGGATCCGACCCTGTTATCAGTTCGGCCCTTGCCTTCGGGTTGTATAACCGACCGAACGAGCAGAACGTGATGATTCGGGGTCGCCAGCGCGTCGAGCAGTACGGTGACAACATTAAGTTCAAGCCTACGCACGTCACGGACCCCGACAAGAACGGGAACGTCGTCATCCCCATGGATGCGGTGGGTAACTATGGTCAGGTCGCGCTGAGTGCGATGTACACCTACGCCGTAGGGATAGCGTCAGACGCTGAGTTGCAGTCGGGGGATATGGCCGACGAGACAATGCAGAGGTCGCGTGACGCCGTATTTGGGCCTCCTTTCAAGGTCAACGAGTACGCAGACAACACCCTGCCGTGGCGTGACCCCGAGACAGGAGAGATGGTGGAGAACGCAGGTGCGCGATTTAAAGCCCTTAAACTGGGCGCACCCTATGAGGGGAAGACACCCACATTCGCAGACGGAACAACTGTTAGCGTGGTTGAGTTATTAGAGGTGGCGACGCCGGTTCTGGTTGGTCCGGGTCAGTACAAGTTCGATATCCGCTATACCACTGCAGGCGTGCCTGCCGGCTACGTGCTGGATGATGATGGCGACGAACTGATCATAGACATGACCGGCGTACCAGCCGAATACAGCCTCACTAGGGTGCCATCGTCCGTAATCTCTGGAGAGTTTGGACGATGATAGGCGCATTCCTTGGGCGTAAGAACGCTGACGTAGGGGCAATGCACACTGCAGCCCGCATGCCGTCGCAGACTGCCGACATTGTAGGTTCTGCATTCGACGACAGCATGATCAATAACCGGTCTGTTAGCCAGATGGGTGCGGAGCGCGAGGCATTCGACGAGATATTCAATCCGCTGTTCGACCGCCGTGAAGCTAGATACCCAGACTACTCGCGGTCCGACACCCTTCAAGAAGCCAACCAATATTACTCACTTAAAAAGTCCGACGCGCTGGGCGGGCGGTACGCACGCAACGACCGTGAGGCACGCTACGCCGCTATTGTCGCCAAAAGCAAAGACGCCGACCACATCCCCACGCTAGACGATGTGTACGATCTGGCAGCGTCTAAGGCGCAGTCAACGCGAGAACGTGCGCATATGGACATGGTTTACACGGTCAGCGAATCGCCCCGCATGGCCATGTTTGCAGGTGCTGCAGGTGCCAGCATGGCGGACCCTGTCGTTCTGGCATCTATCGCCGGCTCAGTCCCCGTACTACTGTCTCGGTCCATACTGAAGGTGGCAGGTGCTGAAGCGTTTATCAACGCATCCAGCGAGGCCGTCATACAGCAGGGGGTTGCTGAATGGCAGAAGGCACAGGGTGTGGAGTACACCGCAGATGATAGGGCGGCAGCAGTCGGCATGGCCGGTCTGATTGGTGCGATATTTGGTGGCGGTATGTCTGTAGGCTACCGCGCATTTGGAGGCGCTAACAAAGCATTGTTCCAAGGTGTGGACGGCTACATGGAGAGTGTTAGCCGGATCATTGCTGCAGGCAACGAAATCACCATGGCCGATATTATAGCGCTGCGGTCCATGGACCCCGGCCTTGCCATTCGCCAGCCTGTTACTGAAATCCCTACGCAGGAAGCGTTCTTGCGTGCAGACAACAGCTTGAATTCCCAGTTTATCGAAGAGTCCACAGGCGAGAATCCTTGGACAGTCACCTCCGTGTCCTCCCGCGTGGTGGGCACGTCGCAGGATATGGACATGCCTGCAGATCTCAAGCACATCATGGTCGCGTCAGCCATGGACAACCATCTGGCAATGAACAACCCATACCGCCACACGCCGACTTACGGTACTGAGTACGATCAGATTGTTTACAACTCGTCACAACAGCGTGCGATCAATGACGCGCACCAGAAGAACATTAACGGCGCAATCACCGCGATTAACCGTGGTGAAGATCCTACGCCTCAGCATTTGGAAGCGCTATCGCTGGAGCTGAAGCTGGGCGATACCAATGCCCACATTCCCAAGGTGCGAGATATTATTGCGCGGGGGATGAAGCTGACCCTCAAGAGCGGTCCCTACCGCGATCACCTCACCCAAGTTATTGGTGAGCTAGTCGCCGACAAACTTAACGCCATGGTTAAGGCAGTGGACCTACCCGCCGATGGGGTGCGTCTGAAGGTCACCATGAAAAAGCCCCGAGGCGACGCAGACAAGATTAACGCCAAGCGAGGCCGGTTAAACGAGGAGAGCAAGAAACACACGGCAGACATCAAAGCGGCCCGCAAAGCCAACAAAGAACTTGAGCGCAACGCCAAAGCCACGGAAGAGCAGTCCGAGAAAGACTGGTATCTCAAACAGGCACAGAAGAACCTCCGCAAGATAGATTCCATGATCGAGAAGCGTGCAAAGCTGCAGGCTGAGATGCGAGAGATCCCGAAAGCGCTGAAGGATCTGAGGGAGTCGCAGTCTGCCTACGTGGCTCATGCCTCAAAGGTGGCAGAGACTAATGCTGCACTGGACGCTCTTGACGACCTGCTAGACCTATCCACAGGTAAGATACCCCGCAGGCTCGTACCGTTGCGTGACAGGCTCGACGGAGCGTATCAGCAGGCACGTAAAGCTGACTTGCCCGGCGAGTGGTCGGCACAGGCAGAATCCTTCCTGAGTCTGAATCCCGGCTTCCGAGGCAAGAAGTTTGGTGCCCAGTTTGATCCTAACGAGGCAGTGATATCAAACCCGTTTCAAAAGCCCGTGGGCGAACCTATCCGCACCGTTGCGGAGAGGAAGGCGATACGCGCCGCACTAGATGCCGAAGCTGAACGCCTGCCACCCGACATGACGTTTGAGTTTGAGGGGGAGCAGATCACGGTTCAGCAGATGATAGATGCTGATGCCGCCATCGCGCAGGAGCTTGACGGTATCGTCGCCTGCGCCATAAAGAGCACACCTGTATGAGCTACATCAACTGCTTAAAACAGAACCTCCCACCTGCAGCGTTTAAACGCGTAGAGCGCCAGTACAAGTCGCTGATGAAAACCTACGACGACGAGACTGTCGCAGCGATCAAACTCAAGGAGTGGTGGACAGAGAGTGCCGCCAGCCAGAAAGAGCAGTGGGTGAAGCATGCGGTAAAGACGCAGGAGACAGACACGCTGGTCAAAGACATGGCCGATATGATGGACGCGGAGTGGGCTAAACTCAAAAACCCGATAGCCCAGAAGATGATGTCAGCTTTGGGCATGAAGCCCAACTATGCCAAAGCCGTCGAGCGCATGCTAATGACTGCAGACATATCTGCCCAGACCGGCGGTCGTGAGTTGATGGGTCGTCTGACTCTGACCTACGATACGATGGCCAAAAATGGGTTCGGCATGCGTCCTGACCCAGCGGCGGTGCGTGAAGTGGTGACCGGCATGATTAATGGTCTGGACGCCGTTGATAACAGCAAACTGCGCGGAGTAGCCAAAGAGATGCGGGGCGTGTTCGATGATGCGCTGGAGGGATACCGAGCTCAGGGCGGACTCATGGGGCATGTTAAAAACTACATACCGGTTAAACACAATGCCCAGCGTATTGCTCAGGTAGGGAAGGCAGAGTGGAAAGCCGCGTACAGCGACATGGTCGACCGCACGACCGTCTATAACCGCAAGAACCAACCGGTAGATGATCAGGAGTGGGAGGCCATTCTTGACAACATGTACGACGATATCATCACCAACAACGCGTCGCGGTACGCACGAGAGATCGACAAGCACGGTCAAATAGTGAGCAAGTACAACGCCAGCGGTAAGTTCGCTAGGCGCAATCGGTCTCGTATGGCAAACCCCAAGAGTGCGGAAGCCTACCTCGCCTACAACGAGAAGTTCGGTGTTGGTGACGACGGGCTTTTCGACATGATGATGTCCAGTGTGGAGAGTATTGGCCGAGACATCGGACTGATGAAGACGCTTGGGCCTATGCCCGGAGACGTGGTTAAACGTCTTATAGACAGGGCATCCGCAATACCGGGCATTACTGATGGTGAGTTGCGGAAGCTGCAGGGTATGTACCGAGCACTGGAAGGTGCGTGGGAAGGATCAGTTGATAACATCTTTACTCGATCCGCTACCGCCATGCACGGAATGATGAGCGCCAGCCTGCTAGGGACCGCGTCGATTGCTGCATTGTCAGACACCGCGTTTGTGGCCAGTGCCAAGCGCCTGTACGGAATCCAGAGCGGTGCTGCAACCATGGACTGGGTCAGCAACCTCGCAGCACCCTCAGATAAGCTGAAGGCGATGAGGATTGCCGAGCGGCTGTCGCACTACTCTGTGTCCCGCTTCGACGGCTCTATCTCACTGGATGCGATGGGGAAGGTTGGCCAGACAACGAACACGCTGAAGAATATGAACCACAGGCTGTCAGGTCTGGAGCGGGTGACCCAAGCCACAGGCGACGTGCTGTCACTGTCGTTTTTTGGTGACCTCGGCACGCACGTTAAGAACGGTGCTGCATGGGGCGACCTCCCCGACACGTTCCAACAGCTACTACGCCGACACCGGTTAAACGATGCGGACTGGGGCAAGCTGCTAAAGAATGGCGTGGACTCAGACGACTTCGTCACCCCCATGGGGCTGCCGGACGAGCTGGGCGACATAGCGTTTAAACTGGACAACGTGAATGCAGAGCTGCGCCTGTTTGCCACTAACTCCCCTGACCTGAAGACGCGCTACATGTCTAGCGGCCAGTTTGCAGGTGCGAGAACGCGAGGTGACGCGGTGCATCTGCTTTCATCTGCGGTCATGCAGTTCAAGTCTTTCCCTGTTCAGGTATGGAGAAATCACTTCGTGCCGGGGATGATGCGTGCTGCACAAGGCGACATTGCACCCCTCGGCATTATGATGATGCAGGCGACGTTCCTTGGCGGCATAGTGGTCCAGACCAAGGAGTTGTTAAAGGGTCGGCCCATGTACAACCTAGAAGATCAAGCAGGCGAACTGCTGGTTAAGTCGCTGTGGCAGGCAGGGTTCGCCGGCCTAATAGGGGACGTGATATTTAAAGATCCCGACGGATACCGCAGGAACCTGATTACAGAATTCGCAGGACCATCTGCCAGTGTGACTAACGACGTTGTGATGGCAGCAATGTCGTCAGTGAAGGCAGGGTTCGTCACGGGTGAGGAGCAGGATTGGACTAAGATCCGGCGTGCAGCAAAGCCGTTCATTCCGTTTGGGTCGCTATGGTACACAAAGCTGGCACTGGACCGGATGGGTCTGGACGTGATCCAAGCGATGGCAGACGATGATTTTTACGAGTCGATTAACCGGCGCAACAAAGTGATCCGCAATGAGCGCGGGGAGCAGGGTTGGTGGCCACAACAAAACATAACTCCGGGGGTTGCACGATAATGGCTGAAGGTGGAGAAACTAGAAGCAAGACCGCGCACAGAACCAAGTCGCAAATGTCGCGGCATTGGCAAGAGTACGGGAAGAAACACAAGAAGAAGAATCGCTCACGCAAGAAAGCGCGGCGGGTGATGGAGAAGGCTGGGCGTGTTCGGAAGAACGATGGTAAGGAAGTAGATCACAAGGATGGGAACGCGAACAACAACAGCAAAAAGAACCTGACTGTCATGTCGCGCTCCGCGAACCGGAGGAAGGGCTAGTCCTCGTAGCCCCTTTCATCCAGCCACGCGTCCATCGCGGCCTTGTGGTCGTGCATGGTGAACTCTTCTAACGCAACCTTAGTCAGCGCTTTTTCACGATCAAAAGCCACCTCGTCCGTTTTCGATGCCGTTGACTTAACTTTCCACATTCCTCGGACACTGTTAGTCAGTCTGTTTTTAGCTTTCGGGACTGTGGTCAGGTGCATTTTTATGTGCGTCTGCCGCAGTCGTGAACTCATCCGCTCAGTAATTCCTCGGCCCTCGAACTGGTTGACTGCCTCAAGACACCGTTTAACCGGCACCATGGCAGTTGGCCACGTTTCAACAGAGGCCTGAGTAATCAGTTGCAGCGGCGATATCGTTGCATCCACCATTTCCTGCTTACTCTCGTTCAGGGTAGGTGGCGACATTAGCTTGTCCATATCGACGGGGCGTGCCTTTAGCCAGTGCCACACATGCGCCTCCCAACCGGTCTTGGCCAGCCACCGCCCATAGTCACCAAAGTAGGTAGGACTCTGGCGCTCGTCCGTTGCCTGCGCCACGTAGAAGCGTCGGTCGTCTTCAGGAATGTAGATTGCGTCATGGTGGTTGGAAAAGAGCATGAAGCTGGCGGCAACCTGACTCTGGAGCGGCACCATATACTTACGCTCGACTGAGATTGTGCGGGGTGCAGGATCTACAATTTCTTTGAATGCGTTGTAGGCTTCCCGTGCTTTGCGCTCGTCTTCATGTGCCAGTGCTTCGTCCACTGACACCAGCAGCTTACAGGCCCAATCATTGAACCGCCCACTGAGTAGCTTGTCCGACGTTATGGTCATTGTGTTGCGGGGGCCGAATAGTTTAACCAGTGTCTCAAACAGTAGGCTCTTGCCCACACCCTGCACTTTCGATGTGATCACCATCGCGGTTCCACGGTAGTTAGGGTGCTGGACCTTCGCTGCCAGCCAATCAAGAAGATACTCACACTCTTCTTCGTCAGGCAGCAGCATGCGGATGTGAGTCTCAAACGGGCCATACTTCTCATAGTCGGGTTTGACTTCAGGATAGTGGGGGATTGAGAACTGATTAAGGTGGTGTTTGCCTTCTTCATCTTTCACTAGTCGGATGGGGTTGTCCGGTTGCCAGACTTCACCAGCGATTTCCACGCACGCCTTTTGCGACACCCACAAAGTGTGGGGAGAGACTTGCTTACCACTGGGCATGAACAGTTTACGGGTCGTCATGTTTCGGTTTGGGAGCGGAATCGCGGATATGGTCCCCGGCTCTGTCAGGTCGTGGACCGTGTTTTTTGCGGGGTTGTATACGCAGTTGCGTGCCTCAGCCGGTGCATACTCACTGACGGGGGCTTCTGGCCCGCCTAGTATGTTGACCTCAGTCAGAAATTCCTGCGCCTTGCGCTCCTTACAGGCGTCGTGGAAGCAGTTAAATCCACGCTTGTTAGGATCTCGGCCTGCGCCTAGCGGCACGTACCCTGCCAGTTGTGCGTCCAGAGATGACTCGGAATGCTCGGCACGCCATGGGCAGAGGATATCCATGAACGCGCTGCCAGTAGACTCCTGCACCACCATCTTGTTTTCATGCAGCCACTCCACGATGGGGTCGTGCATGCCGGTCTTGGGATTGATCCAGAACATGTCCTTGTCCCATGCCGCCACCTCGTATCGACGCGACCGGTGCTCACGGGTCTTGCACTCTTCACGGTGCTTCTCCCAGTTAGTCGCAATCCCTGCCGCATCCAGCAGCTCCTGCGGGGTCCAGATCTCTGCAGGATTGAACTCGGTTAAACGCACTGGGAAGTGGTGGCGCTCTTCGCTGGCTTGGCCTTTGCCATTCACGCCGCAAGGCAGTCGGACCTTCTTAACCGGCATGCAGCCACCGCCGTCTGTCAGGCCTGCGTCAAGGAACAGGTGCATGAATGCTTGTGCCTCGGCATAGTCAGTGATCGGCTTGTCCAGCACGTAACCGAATTGGAAGTTGCCGGCACTGGACTCGATGATGTAGGTAGGCGGCATGCAGTCGGGAATCATGGCCTCCGGTATTTTGGTGCCAATATCGTCCAGTACCAGCACATGGTATCCACGGAAGGCGTCCTTGGTATGTCGAAGCGTGTCACCGGTATAGTCCAGCGTTGCTGTGGAGTAGTAGCCCTGCATGGGCGTCTCGGACTTGGCCAGTCTAGCGTTTAACCGCTGCGAGGGTCGTGACCCCCAGCCCTTGGGTGCCTTGGGTGATATCTGGATGTATACCAAGTCGTCAATGTCCTGCTCCACGTGGAACACAGCCTTTAAAAAGGCGTGTATTTCCTCCACATCGTACTTTACGGGACGTTCCGTGAAGGGTATTATCGTGGTGTCGGAATAGTCCTCGCTAACCTGACTTGTGGCCCCTTCGGGGGCTGCTATCTTATCTTCCTTAGCCTCCTTCATTTTCCGTATCTCTTCATTATTGTTGGTTTGGCTGCTAGTGGTAGTCCGCTTGCCCATGATGGTGTCTCCTGCATAATCGTTTGTATGTCGCGCGCCGTCT